GTCCACACCAGCCCAGAGCACGCGTCTCGTGCATTTGTTCACGAATATGGTAACGAGGCTACTCGTCCTACCGCAGTAGTTCGTAAGTACAACAACAACCCTGGCAAAGCTTCAGAGGCATTCGTTACACACCTACAGCAACACATGAAGGGGAAGTAATGACATTTCTACTATCGGAAGATAAAGCTCTAAGACTTGCTCTTCAAGGAATGGTTGTACAAGACCAAAAGTCTGACGGAGACGCTGTACCACGTCAAGTAGGTGTTTGGTTTGGTCAGCCTGACCAGGAACTTCGAGCTCAGAGTTACCCGTACGTAACTATTGACGTTATTGACATTAACCGAGACCCAGAGCGTGAAATGCGCGGTAAGGCCTCACCTGTTTACTTGACACCTGATGGTCTAGGAAATAACCAGACCTTTGAGATTGATATGCCTATCCCAGTAAACATTGACTATCAAATCACGGTCTACTCACGGCAGCCAAGACATGACCGTGAAATCATCGCACAGCTTATGTATCAGAAGCTTCCATTGCGAAACGGCGTCCTAGAGATTGAAGATGGAACTCTTCGTCGTATGGACGTACTAGGTGTCTCTAAAAGAGATGTTACCGAACAAGGCAAGCGCCTATTCGTTAACGCAGTTACTGTACGAGTTTCTAGCGAAGTCGCACAGGGAATTGTAAAGCAACTATACAAGGTACTAGAAGTAAACGTAGATGACCTTAACGCAGAAGATGCTGGCGGTCGCGCAAGCAACCCACACTTCGTTAGCCCTGGTTCGTTCACTATTTCGAGATAATTCGTAATCCCCCGATAATTCAAACTAACTAAAGGAGATAAGATGACTTACGGTCGTCCTGGCGTTTACATTAACGAACGCCTACTTCCTGCTCCGATTGCCACCGTTGGCTCTGCAAATGCTGCAGGTGCCGTTGTTGGTCAGTTCGCGCAGGGCCCAACTACAGTAACTCTAGTAACATCATGGTACGACTTCGTAAAGCAGTTCGGTGGCTACGATGTAGTTAACCCAGCTACTTTTGGAGTAGGCATGTTCTTTCAGAATGGCGGTGGTGAACTCTACGTTCGCCGTGTCCTTCACTCAGATGCAGTTGCTGCCTCTGTATCAGTCCCTAAGGCTGTTGGAAGCGGTAACGTAGCTACCGTAACTGCTAAGAACGCTGGTGCTGATGGCAATAACCTTCGTGTGCAGATTACTGCTGCAAATCTTGCTGACCACTATAACCTAACTGTATACAAGGAAACTGTTGCAGGAACTGGTTCTGATGTCAGTAACGACCTAGTTCTAGAGCAGTTCACTAACGTTGTATTCAATGACGTTACTTCTAGCGACTATGTCTCTACTGTTGTTGGTTACAGCTCAACTCAGATTACTATTGCTGTAACTGACGCTGTAAACGCACCTGCAACTTCAGTACTTCCACTAACCTCAGGAACAAACGGAACTGCTGCCACTGCGTCAGACTACACCGCTGCTCTTGCGGACTTTACTGCAGTTGACCGACCACTAGTGCTATTTGCACCAGAGGTATCTACTGTTCTTGGAACTACTGCTGCTGCAACTGTTCACGATGCGCTAATCTCATGGGCAGCTACCTACAATGGTTTTGCTGTTATTGATACTGCTACTTCGTTGTCAGTATCTGATGCGCTTACCTATGCAGGAGCTCGTCAGGCGTCAAGCAACGCAGCTGTTTACTACCCAGCCGTATTCATCTCTGACCCACTAGGTCGTAGCGCTCAGGCTCTACGCAAGGTTGGTCCTGCAGGTGCTATTGTTGGTCTATACCTAGATACTGACCGCCAGTCTGGTCCTTTCAAGGCTCCAGCAGGTATCCGTGCCACTATCCGTGGTGCGGTCGCTCTAGAAAAGGCATTTACCGCAGCAGAGCTTGACAGCTTGAACTCAGGTGCAGCCCCAGTAAACGCACTACGCAACCTACCAGGCGCAGGCATCGTAGCTATGGGTGCTCGCACTCTAAAGCAGGATGGTACCGCTAACCGTTACGTGAACATGCGTCGTTCACTAATCTACATCAAGAAGCAGCTAAACGACCTAACCCAGTTTGCATTGTTCGAGAACAATGACGAAGTTCTATGGGGACGTCTACGTACTGCGATTGGCGTATTCCTAAATGACTACCGCAACCAGGGTGGCCTACGTGGAACTCCTGCTACAGCTTACTTCGTTAAGGTCGATGCAGAAAACAACACCGATGCGACTATCGCTAACGGAGAGGTACACATCGAAGTTGGTGTGGCTCTTGAGTACCCAGCAGAGTTCGTAGTAATCAACCTCAGTCAGAAGACTGCGGCTTAACCGAAGGAGAAATAGTAAATGGCTACTATTATCAACAACCGTGGCTCTATTGCTACAGACCCAATCAGAAATTTCCGCTTCCTGGTCACGTTTAAGCCACAGCCAGGTATGAACATTCCGTTTGGTACTAGCTTTGGATTCACTTCGGTATCGGGTCTGTCAGTTACCACTGACTCAATCCCTTACCGTGAAGGTGGCTACAACACCACCGTACACCAGATTCCTGGTCAGACCACATTCGCACCTATCACTCTTCAGCGTGGCGTCATCCTTGGCACCTCACAGAACTGGGACTGGATGCGTAAGTTGTTCTCAACCGTACAGGGTGGCTCAACTGCTGCTGTTGGTGAGAACTTCCGTGTAGACCTAGAGATTCAGGTTCTTAACCACCCAGTTGCTGGTGCTGGTGAAGGTGTGAACTCTGGTGACAAGAGCGAAGTTGCTATGCGCTTCCATGTATACAACGCCTGGGTTACCAGCGTTGCTTACTCGGACCTAAACGCAGGTGACAACGCCCTATTCGTAGAGCAGATGACCCTAGTTCACGAGGGCTTTGACATGAAGTGGGGCTCAGTAGACCCTACCAGTGGCAAGGTTATCGGAGCAGCTGACTTCCCAGCCTAATCTAACAAAGGATATTACATCGTGGCACAAAACCTAACTGCAGCAAATAACCCAACTCTAGCTAATAGCTTGATTGACCAGGTTCTTGCTGAACCTGAAGTACAAATTGAAAAAGCAAATATCCAGTATCCTGCGGACAACTTGGTGACTCTTCCTGGTGGCTACATCTCAGCCACTGGGGAGGTCATCAAGACCGTAGAGGTACGAGAGCTAAACGGTCGTGATGAAGAGCTTATTACTAAGACTTCAAACATTGGCCGTTTGTTCTCAACCATCCTTAGCCGAGGCACTGTGGCTGTAGGAGCTCTAAAGGCTGACGAGAATCTACTAGACAATCTACTAGCGGGAGACCGTGATGCAGTACTTCTAGGAATCTACAAGGCAACCTTTGGAAGTACTACTGAGCTAGAGAGCTTCTGTCAGGGCTGTCAGGACTACAAAACTGTTGAAGTTGACATCGACCGCGATATCAAGTCGAAGGTTCTTGTAGACCCAGTGAAGGACCGAGTGTTTACTGTTTATGGTAAGGCTCACGAATACACTGTCATCTTGCCTAATGGAGCTACTCAGCGAGAGCTATCTAGCAATGTGGACAAGACCATTTCAGAACTTAACACGATGCTCCTAGAGCAGACTGTTGTAGAGATTGACAGCAACCCAGTAGTAAGCAAGAACCAGGTTCAGAACATCGGTATTGCGGACCGCCGCAAAATTAGCGAAGAACTTACAAAGCGTACTCCTGGCCCACAGTTTGAGACCGTCACAATCACTTGCCCTGATTGTGAAGGAGAGGTAGTGGTTCCGATTAACCTCGGAACCTTGTTTCGATTCTAAAGTCGCAAACTATCTGTCATTAATGTCCGATTGGGCAGTTCTTGCACAGACGTATAGCGGTTGGGCATTATCAGAGATACAGGCGTTTAGTCCCAGAGAAAGACACAACTGGCTAGAGATAGCTAGGGAGTCAGGAAAAATAGTAAGGAAGTGATGTAATGGACGAACTTGGCGGCATTAGTAAGCTCAAAAGTGAAGTTGACTCACTCACTGGCTCCGTTCAGAAGCTCCTAGGTCTTATGGGAGGTACTGGAGTATCTCGTACAGGTAACATCCTTAGCAACTCTTTGGGCATTGTCTCTGGAGTTGCTAAGGGCGTTAGCCAGACTATGCCTGATGTTGGAGGCACTGTTCAGCGTGCTCAGCAGTACTACCAGGGTGCTCTAAGAACCAATGGCTCCAGCTTTAGCGCTATGTCAGCGCAGGGTCTTCGCCTTCTTGGTGGCGGTATGAGCTTTGCTGGAGCGGATGCTGCTCTTAGTGAAAGCTTGACTAACCAGGGCCTTATGGCTGGTTCTTCTGGCTATAACGGGGCTATGCGTGGCGCAGGAAACGCAACTAAGTACCTGAACATGGATACCGTGGCTGCAGGTAACGCCATATCTGGACTTAAGTCTGGAGCAGGCTCGTCTATGTTGATGAGAAGCTTTGGCATTATGACGTCTGACCCTCGTACAGGAAAGCAG